ATTCATTATCTTCTTTGTCTTGTTCTATTATAGTTATATCTAAAACTTAATGAAAGGTTAAATAGTTGGTCATTTGATACATACTTTGTTTGGTAGTTTGTATCGACAATGTTAACAGCTACTAAGTTGCTACCCTCGTAAACATAAACATCAGGCGAACTAACTAACTGCTCTAACCATACACTTTGTGCCTCTGTTATCCAATCAGATTGAACATTGATAGTATCATTTAATACTGTTTCAAATTGTGTAGTACCTCTATTTCTTGCATTACCTAAATATCCAGATGTACTCCACTTGTTATTATCACTCTTATATAAGTTTCTCTTTATGTCTGTATTCTTTTTTGTAGCCCCTAAAAAAGTAAAGTAATCATAATGGCCATAGTTATTCATAAATTTAAAACGTACTGGAGTTCCTTTTGTGCATTGGTCCACTAAGTAAATAGTCAAAGTTTCAGAAGATGCTGCACTTGTGCTATCTAACATTCTAATCGTGTAACTACCTGGATTTAATAAGAAAGGTGCAGAGCCAGTTACAAAGTCTGCAGTTACTAAACTATTTAACCATGCAAAGCCTACGTTAATATCTATTGATCTATCTCCATTTGCGCTAATCGTATTATAAGGATTTAGAATAGTAACAGTATCGGCAAAGCTACCATCAGGCTCATAACTTGAAATCTCTAAAAACTTACCCTCATTTGTTGTGTTGTTTAAAAATCCTATGTTTAGCTTATCGGTTGCGGTTACTTCTATTCTTGGATTATCAGTTAAGAAGTTACTTGATGTATTGCCTAACTTATAAGTTGCATCATTATAGCTTAAATAATCAATAGGATTAAACACCCCGTTATAAGCGTATGCTGTTTTACTTGTTATGTTTGGGTAAGTTGTTACACCGCTACTTGGACCATACTGCTCACCAAATTGAACTACATAGCTACAAATATGGTTACCACATTTCTTAAAGGTAGTTGTGTTATCTTCGGGGTTACTTGTTAAATAACTTTGTACTATTCCACTAATATCAACTACACCACTTGAATAGGTAGGATGTGCAACCACTTCAATACGATTATAAGTAGATGCACCATTAATGTAAATATCTGCAATGTATCTAAAGTTAGCTTGTGCTGTATTAGTAGATGACAATGTATAAAACATATCATTGTTTGCAGGGTAAAAACCACTATCCGCTAATCCTGTTATTGTTAGTGCCATTATTTAACTAATTGTTGTTCTAATACTTTTAATATGTTTTCTTTGAATCCTGGTAACTCAGAAGATAAAAACTTACTTCCTTTGTAACCGAATCTTTTAATTGTTCCTTTTTTCAATATAGCCCTTGTAATTAAATAGGCTAATGTTTCACGCTTTTTAATCTTGCTAAGTTGTACGGATGGTTTACTACCTATCCACTTAACTATGTCAGGTAATAACTTTGCAATATTTTCTTTAGTTGCTCCCTTTGGTTTAGTTCCTTCATCTACATCTCTCCAATAGTCGTTTATCTTTACCCTAAACTTCATTACACCATTTGTAGTTTCAATAGGCAAAGACTCTAATGAAGATGCTAATGAACCACTTGCATCTAAATCCATCTCGTATATGTTTCTTACCACATTACCCATGAACTGTTGAAATATAATATCAATATCTTCGGGCTTAGGATTAGTTAAAACATTAATCCTATCATCAAATGATTTTAATAAGTTATCTAACTGTCCCATTTATTCCTATCCTTTACAAAACTTAAATAATTAAGAAATGCTACTATATTCATGTTTAAAAAGTAATCCCATTTCTCCCTATCTTTGTTGGCCAACTTATCTAATGTTACATACCATCCCCAATGTTCAAAATGCTTATCCTGTTCTGTTAACTCAATTCTATCTCCTTCGCTATCTTCTGTAATATCTTTTCCTTTTCCGTTTCCAAATAACCCTTTATAACGGGTAATAAATTGGTTAAGACCTTGCAAAAAAAAACACATACAGGGTAAATAACACCTACATTTATAGTCTTAATTAGTTCTAACCTTTCTTTATATTCCATTTGCACTGGCACATATCTAAACCATTTACGCTTGTAAGGTTTAACAAAGATGCTTGTTATCTCTGCCATGTTCATTATTACATCATCTTCGGTTTTGCTTAACTTAGTTAAACTTATGAAGTCAGCAGAAGTTATCTTACTTATATCGTAATTAACATTCCATTTGTATCCTTTATGATTAAACCATTCAACGGGTGTTGGAAACTCTAACTTAAAGATAAACCTTACCTTTTTGATTAACTCCCTTAGATGGCCAAGTTCAATATCTTCAATCTCAGCAACTGATAAGCCTGTTAAAATAGATATTAGTCGAACCTCTTTATCAATTGGCTCAATATCTTTATCTTTAATAATATCGTAAATAAGTGGGAATTGTTCTATTGTGATAGATGCCCAGCTTTTTGGAATTGATACCTTCATAATAATAAGTACCAAAATATGGTTAAGTTGTACTAAGAAACCATGTAACGGCCGCCTTTATTTTTAACATAGCACTCATAAGCAATGCAGGTACTCATTACACCATCATCGTGAAATCCACTAGGTGCTGAGTATCTTATGTGCCTTGTCTTTGGATTGTATTCGTAGCTAAACATTTCTAACTCTTTATCTAACCATTCAGCATTACAGAAAGTAACCTCTGCATTTTGATTGGCCACAATTAATTGCTCAACTACTTCCTTCTTACTTTGTGCGGTTGTGGTAAATGGTTCTACTCTGCAATAACTTCTTAATTCCTTTTCAAGTAGTTCAAATATAACATCGCCTATGCTATTAACCTCAACTAATACAGACCTAACATTATTTTGTCTTATACCATCTGCAATGTTCTTAACTATTGCACTCCAATCGGTATGCCTCCAACGTTCAATGTATATCTGTTCGCCTCTTTCATTAAATATAGATAGTACTGAGTAATCATCTGCCCTACCTAAGTCAATCCCTGCATAAGCATTGCCATAAGGTTGTGAATCTTTTAATACTCGGTTGTTAAATAGTAAAGCTGACCCATCAACGAACTCTGCCAGGTATTCTTGCTTGAATATCATTTCAGGCAATGTATAACGAGCATCGTCAATCTCTTTTGGGTTAATCATTGGATTGTCGTATGAAGTCATTGTGAATGACTTATACTGCTCATTGTTACCATCTAACTGATGTAACCTATAAAAGTGGTTCTTACCCTTTGGAGTTGAGATAAGTAGTACTTTCTTACCTTTAACTAATACAGTTGCTCTAAGTACCTCAGTCCATGCCTTCTCATCTATAAAGGCAAACTCATCACAAACAAGGTAATCGAATGTAAAGCCTCGAATGTTATCATATCTCTCAGCTGAAAAGAATTGAAGTGTTGAGCCATTGCAGAAACCTATCTTTAACTTTTGGCTATCCTTCTTAACTATAATCCCCTCACTATGTGCAAAGGCTCTTACTACTTGCTCATATACTTTGTTAGCTTGATTGTAAACGGGTGATACCCATGCACATTCACACTTAGCATTAAACAACCAATATAGTATTTGGTTAGTAGCTAACAATGATTTACCAAACTGCCTACCAATGTTTATAACATAGTATTTGTATGGTTCTTTATTAATTGAATCATGTATTAACTTTTGGTTTGGGTGTGGATTGTATAAGTTAACTGATATTCCCAAGTTTATGTTTCCTTTGGTTCGTTACTAACTACTTGACCAAAGTCAGCATTTACCGATTGGTTTATATTAGTTTGTGTGCTTTCATCTTTCCACCCTGCTTTATTCTTTAGCCAAAATATAGCACCTTGTGTAGAACCTGCCCATTGTAATTTCTTTTCATAGAAATCTTCTAATATTGTTTCGATATGGTCTAATGTGTCGCAAAAATCGGGCTTTTGTTTATATTGATACCAATTAGAACGGGTTAAACCAGCATAGAATCTTAAACCTGCTGATGTGTATTTACCCTTATCATTTTCATCTGACCACTCAAAATACTCCATAATTTTAGAAGCTAATTCCTCGGGAGTTTCATAGAATGGAGTTCTACCTGTTCTACTTCTAAGTAGGTGGTATAAGTTCTTTGCTACAAATTTACCTTTTTGGTCTTTGCCATCCATTATGGTTTCCCTCCTAATTTAATTATCTCTAAATCTATTGAATCCATTGTTTTTATCAATCTCTAATTGTTTGGCTAACTTCTCTGCTCTTCTAGGTTCGTGAGTACATGAAAGTAAAGCCAATAATATACTTAAACAAAGTAAAGAGTTAAACCATGATAGCCACCTAACTTGTTTGTATAAAGATAGCATTGATTCCAAGTGCTTTGTGCTTTGTTTGGTTTCTTCGTTTCTAACTACACCTTGTTCTATTAAAGCATCAGATATTTCTTTTATTATTTGTTCGTTTGTCATATTCCTTTATCTTTAATTATTGTTAAAATAAAAGTTGCTAAGTCTGTTCTGCATGATCCACATCCAATATTAAAAGGTTGGTTACCTACTTCAATAGCTAATTGGTTTAATTCAACCCAATCAATTGAAAGGGAATAGTTTTTACCATGCTGTTCCCAATCTAATAGCGTTTGTTTGTATTTCAGTAGTTTGTCAATCATCTTAATAAGTACTTATCGTTAGCTTGTTCAATCCATGCTGCCACTAAAGCTGCTGCCAAAGGTACGCAAATTAAATTAAATAATGAAGAATAGTTACAAATTTGATAGATAAATTGTGTCCAAAAGGTTAGGCATAAAGGGCAGTTAAAAGGTTTTCTTCTTAGCACCTTTGGTTTTGGGATGTACTTAGCTACTATGTAAGCTGCTAAAATTAAGATAGTTATTTGCATATTTATAGTTTAATTAATATCCTGCACTTAGTAAGCATACTGAGTTTGCGTGTGGTAAGTGTCCTGGGTTACCAAAGTAAGCAAAGTATGTTGAGTGTGGATGTATTATTTTAATGTTGTATTTGTTTGCTAATATACTCATAACTGATTGATCGTGTCTATGACCTTTCACTCTATTATCTATACTGACTTGGTTATCCTCATTTGTCCAATCACCTTTAAAAACTTCTGAGGAGTTTAAATAATCTTCTAACAATGCGTTTGCTAACTTAGTTCTAAAATCAAAAGCCATTAAACAAGCCATAATCATTTGATTATTAAAAGCATCATTTCGTGTCATGTTAAAATGGTTTAAGCATTCATCACTTGTATAATCCCCAATTGTGTAACCTATGTTATCAAATAATACAACCGACCTATTAATAGTTTCTTCAATAAACTTGTTTAGTTTTTTGATTGCGTAAACTGGCGAATCCATCCATATCACTATATCATAACCCATATCTTTAACTTTTTTTATTGCGTATGGTTTAAAAGCGTATGGAGTTTCTAAATGTGATGGGCTATTTATTTCACCAAAAGAATTGAAAGCAAAGTAATCACCTTGAAAACCAACATCTATTAGAGATTGTTTTTGCCTTTTTTGACCTAAGATGTAACGTTCTTTGTCATCGTAATATGTAACTATTGCTATCTTCATTAGTAAAGTTTATTGTAATTAATGTATCTGTAATCGTAAATGGGTGCTTCTATCTTGTATTCTGTTTGGATTAACTTTGCATCCTTTAGCCTCATGCAGAAGTCGTAATCTTCTTGGTTTGACTTATCGGGAAATCCGATTACAAGTGAATGTACTCTTTTCATTGGTGTAATATGGTTTGGTGGTCTTAAAAATACTTCCAGGCCATTAAGAGTTGATGCAATGTATTGATTGTCTTTGCTAATAAACCATTGTGTTAACTTTTCTCCATTCTCTGACCATGTGCCATTGATTGCAAAAGCATCAGGGCTTTCTTCAACCCCTTTTAATATATCAGCTATTGCTGTATCACTTACCCAATCATCATCATCTATAAACCAAACATAATCACCTTTGGCTGCAAGTAGTAAGTCATTTCTTTTTTGCCCTGTTGTTTTTGAGCCTACTGCTGCATTATCAGAAATAACCTCAACTAATCCAAATGCATTACATAAGTCAACTTGATTCATAATATGTGCATGGAGTTCCATAAACATTGCAACTCTTTGTGGTACTGTTGGAATAAGTATTGATAGTTTCATTTTATTGCATATGCTATTTCGTTAAACATTTTAATCTTCTTGTGGTGTATTACTTCTTTGATTGCTTTCTTGCATCCTGCTAAGTTCCAATCATCTATGATTATAATACCTCCTTTGCTAACTTTATCATAAAGATATTGTAAGGGTATTTTAGTTGATTCGTATAAGTCACCATCTAATCTTAGCATTGCTATTTCTCCGATATCTTCTGATGCAGGTTTGATTGTATCTTGAAACCACCCCTTAATTAACTTTAAGTTGTTTGTAGGTAGATTCCAAAGTTTGAAGTTAAGTAAAACATCTTCTAAACTATGTGAAGATATGCCCGTTGTTTCCAACACTCCTAACTTATCTTTGTCTACTTGTCCTATTCCAGGTTGTTCGGTATCTTCTTTGGTTGCGAATGGAATGCCCTCAAATGAATCAAACCCGTAGATAACTCTATCTTCTTTGCTATCCATAAGTGCTTGTTGCATTGCACCAATCTGTGAACCTGCAGCTACTCCACATTCAATGAAGCAACCTTTAATCCCTTGTTCTATTAATTGCTTACTCATGTTGTAAGTAAACATTAATGTTTCTTCTGTACTATAAACTGGGTGTACTCTCATACTACTGCTATTAAGTTTTCTGCATTTTGGTAAATAACTCTCATATTGAACTTAGTTAGGTAATCAATGTACTTTTGCTTTTCTACTCCATTGTGTTCGATACATAAACAACTGCAGCCTAAATCTAACAAGTCCATTTGTTCTAATATCTTTAAGTCGTAACCTTCGGCATCTATT